GGGTGGCCGAGATCACCGCCGCCAGCACCGAAGCTGCCGCCGCATTGAAAGCAGCAGAGCGCCGACTTGCTGAAATGGCCGTGCTGATAAAGGATGTCACCACCTGTAAAGAGCTGCGCCCGTTGGTGCAGGAGTATCAGCGGGCCGCTGACAAAAAGCAGTTCCGGCGCAAGCATGAAGGCACCCTGATCCTCTATGAGGCCGCAATCAAGGCCCTGAAAAAGCAGGGCTTCCAAAAGCTGCCCGACCTCTACGCATTAAAAACCGAGTATAAGCAGTTGGCCGAGCAGAAAGACCAGCTGCAGCGGCAGTACGCCGAAGCCAAACGCCAGATGCAGGAATATGACATCATCAAGCAGAACGTGGACGGTGTTCTATTCCAGAATCACAGGCAGGAGAGGGATAAGACCCTGTGAGCATCACTTGACAACGACACATTACTTTTAACTAAAATAATGTGCGATTGTCAATCCACTGTTGACGAACACACATTATTTCTATATAATATAATGTGTGAATGTCAAGTGAGGTGATAGCATGAACAACATGGGCAAAGTAGAAAAAATAGTGCAGTCTGCCCCCAATGGCATCATTACGGCCGCACAGCTGGCGAAAGCCGGTCTGCATCGGGGCTATCTGCATAATTTTGTCGAGAGCGGGGAACTGTACCGTTTCGGGCGCGGCCTTTATGTACAGAGCAGTGCATGGGAAGATGATTTTTACCTGTTGCAGCGGAAGTATAGCCGCGGCATCTATTCACATGATACTGCTCTCTATCTGCTGGGCTATTCTGACCGCACCCCGGCAAGATACACGATGACCTTTCCCAAGGGTTACAACGCACTGTCTTTGAAGCAGGAAGATTTGATCGTCAAGCGTGTTATTCCAGAAAATTATGACTTCGGCATTATTGAAATCCAATCGCCATCCGGCAATCCCATTCGTGTTTACGATTTGGAACGGACGCTGTGCGACATCCTGCGCGGCAGTGGGAGCGATATACAAATTGTTGGTGCAGCCATGAAGCGTTACGCCGCATCCAAAGACAAAGACATTCACAAATTGATGCAGTACGCAGAACGACTTCGTGTGAAGCCAAAGGTTCTGCGCTACATGGAGATTTTACTATGATTACAAAAAATCCGATGCAGTTAAAAGCCTATATCAAAAAGAAAGCTGCCGAGAAGCACATTTCCGCACAGCTTGTAATGCAGAACTATATGCTGGAAAGACTGCTGGAACGCATTTCGCTTTCACCGTATAAGCATAACTTTATCATCAAAGGCGGCTTTCTGGTGTCGGCTATCGTTGGTCTGGACACACGGGCCACTATGGATTTGGACACGACCATCAAGGGCTTTACGCTGACCCATGAAGCCATCCTTTCCATTTTCAAAGATGTGTGCGCAGTCCAGATTGACGATGATGTGCAGTTTGAAGTTCTGGGCGTTGCAGACATCCGGGAAACAGACGATTACCCCGGAATCCGAGTATCACTGAAAGCCAACTACCCACCGATCAGCGTTCCGCTGACGGTGGATGTCACCACTGGCGATATGATAACGCCCCGCGAGATCGAGTACACCTTTTCAATGCTGTTCGATGACCGCTCAATCAGCGTTCTGGCCTACAATCTCGAAACGGTTCTGGCCGAAAAGCTGGAAACCGTACTGTCCCGCAATATTGCAAATACCCGTCCGCGAGATTACTACGACATCTATATTCTGTATACCTTGCGCGGAGCCGAGTGCGACAGGGCAACGCTGCGACGGGCAATGGAACGGACAACTGAAAAGCGCGGCAGCACTAAAATTTTAACGCAGTACCCGGAGATTATGCAGGAAATCCGGGAGAGCGATATACTCCGTAAGCAATGGAGCAAGTATAGCATGGAATACGACTATGCAAAGGATATTTCTTTTGATGATACCTGCAATGCTATCTATTCGATTATGCAAAAAGTAATGATGTAATAAGTTGTTGACATGAAAAATCCCCACTTCTGGATAAACACCAGAGTGGGGATTCTGTATTATACGCTTAATTTGTTATATTTTTCAACACGCTTTCTTAGCATCGTTGCGAAAACTTTAGATTCACCCAAGTTCTTAAAAGATGGTTGAAGTTTTTTGTTTATAGTCCTTGCCAGTACCAAATACTTTGTTCGAGCAAGTTTATCTTCCTCAAAATAATCAAGGTAAACACTACCAAGTTTAGAAAGGCATTGATAATATTCTTTGTCGAAGATTTTCATAGCCTCAAAAGCGTCAACACCTTCTTCCAAATAGCGAATGGCTTCTAAATTTTTATTTATTTCAGCCAAATATTGTCCGAATAGCCATAGTAACGAAGCGTATGACTTCGTATTTTGTATATCTGAAAATTGCTCAACCGTTTTAATGACAAATATTGCATTTCTAAAACCATCAATAATTTCATCTGTATGACGTTCGGGTAAAACACCTGCGCGATCAATTACCTGCAAAATTCTTGATTTTTGAAATTTAATATAAGGATGAGCCGTTATCGCCTCTGCATTTTTGCTTTCTCTAATAACATCTTCGAGGATAGATTGAGCTTTAAATCTGCTGTCTTTCTTACACTCATAGTCAGCTTCGCCATATAGCCTATACAATCTTGCTGCAGCAATTCGATCGCTGCCCGAAACTATATGCCAGTCATTTAAAATTTTAGCTAGTTCATTTCGACTATTTATATCACGGTTTAGTTCATCAAGTTCTTGTTGAACTTGAGTTTCACGCTGGCGTATTTCCGTTGATACAGAGTCAAAAGTAGTGGCATCGGGCATAAAGCGATTTATAATATACTTTTCCGCAAAATTATTTAAACTATATTGGTCACCACTTTTTTCAAGAATTAGATAATTGCAGAGAGTATCTGCAACAGCCTCAACACGTGGATAGGGTTCATTAGACAACAGACAGATTGTGTTCAGGTCTATGCCATCATTTTGGCTAACTGCAAATATTTTTAAGATTCGATAAAACAATTCACAGTCGTTAGAAAAAACTTTCTCAATTTCCTCGAAGGTATCTTTGAACATAAATTCACTAATAACTTCATAAGCGTTACCCGGAAAACGTTTCAACCCATTTCGGATGTTCTTCCAAGCATTTATACTTGAAAATTCAGTTTGAAGGCCACTTATACTTGACAAATTTTGACTAAGTCTGCGTAGACAAAGAACCAAAACGAGTGTGTTTCCTTTAGCTAATGTTAGAAGTTCTTCAATTTCACAAGCGTCTAAATTTAGGTCTAAACAGTTTTCCGATATATATTCCTTTACAAAGGTTATTCCACTCTCTTTTTCAAATCCAGAGAGTTTAAAATTCACCTCATAGTCTTCACTATTACGGGAGGTAAGAAGAAATTGCATTTCGGCTGGTGTTTGAGCATCAATAAAATGTTTGATGTTTATTCGCTCATCTTCTGATATTGCTTCGAGGTTATCAACAATAATGATTCCCTCGTCATGGAAATTCTTGAAATCGGAAATTTGAAGATTGTTTAGAATGAGATTCCTTAAGTCATCTAAGTTTTCAAAGCGTTTGTGTATAGGGCTTTCGATTATCCTGCCGTTTGCCGATGCAATCTCCAATTTTTGTTTTTTAGCTGAAAAGAACAGAATATAAGAAGGAAGATAATCATTTAATGTGTTTTCATCCCAAATATCCTGAACGATTCGCTTTACAACTTCTAGTACCAGCGCGGTTTTTCCTACACCACCATACCCGTACACACAACAAGAGTGTTGCTTACGCAAATCTCCGGGATTTCCGCAGATAAATTTTTTGAGACGTTCAATTTCATTTTCACGACAGACGATACGAGATTCAGTATACGGCATACTGGAAAAGTTATGGCATTTTACAGGAATTTCAATTTTCCTGTTTTGTAAGACACTTATTTCAACAAGAAGTTGTTCCTTGGTCTTTCGAGAAAAGTAACCGTTGTCCAAGAAATTGATAATATCTTTCGTAAAAGCCAAAACGGGAATCAAATCAGTGTCTTCGAGTGTTTTGCAATCCGGGTGATCAAGTTTGTTCCGGGCATATCTATATTTTTCAGCCAAAACACAATAGTCATGATACTCACCAAATAAAAGATAAAGGTCAGCAAAAAGGTTTTGAAATGCAAACGTGACAATATTTAGATGTCCCACCATTGGCACATCATTATCAGAAGTAATGACATCTACATGGCGATTTTGATTAGCTGTAACAAAGCGAGCATATAATTTTGCACAATTCTTTTCTGTGCAGCTGTTGGGAAGTTTATCTCGCAAAAAAATTGGGTCTGCTGATGATAGTGTGGCCTTACGGTTGTTTAATTCCGTTGAAAAATCTATATATGCAGGGTAATGAGATATTACAACATCAGCAATATACGATCTAAACGGAACTTCAAACCCCATTAAGAGAGTACGAAATAAATCATGCTGTTTTAACGAAAGATACACATGATCACACCCTTTCTTTGTTTAGTTTACCATAATTGTGTATAAAATAAAAGGGTGAATATAAGAAGCCGGACACAGCAGCCACAAGGCTACCGTGTCCGGCTATTTCTGTGTTGACAACCACACATTACTTTGATTGAAAATAATGTGTGGTTGTCAAGCTGGCGGTATTATTCACCCGTAAAATCAAACCTCTGTCCGTCAAAGTCTGCATCGGTCATGCGCTCCAACTTCGCAATGGTGCCTTTTGTCAGTTGCCGCATTTCAGTGTCCATATCCGGCCGGGTGGCCAGCATCCGCGCCATCGTCCGGCGGCGGTCAGAGGTGTGGTACATACAGATTAAATTTTCTTCTTCCACGCTGAAATTCATAGGTTAGACCTCCATTTCATGCTGTTTGCTGCAGGCCGCTGCCTTTTTCGGGCTGGCGGCCTGTTTCGTTTCGGAAAGCTGCTTGCGGACAGAAGCACGGGGCTTACGGATGTCCTTATCTCGATTCTCGCTTTTGTCAATCAGTGCGTAGATGCTGAAACGGTCTTTCACGCTGGAAAGGTGCAGGGATTTGTACGGCAGCATGGCAATCAGCTGGTTCGTGTCCCGACTGGATGCCAGTTTGGTGAAATAGGGCGATACCTCCACCATAAAATGATTCTTGTCCGGGCTGTTGGGAGCAGCCAGACGCTTCATATCGGCTACGATACGCTGGGCCTCGGCCTCGATCAGCCCGGTGTGCAATGCCGCAAGGTGTTCTTTGAAATCACCGGGCTGTGCAGATTCCCGACTGCGCTGCTCCTGTCGGATGGCCGCTTGCAGAAGTTCCGGGTCACGGGGCTGCATTTCATGCCGCACGAACGCCCCGAAAAATTTATCCGGGCGGCTGTCGAAATGCTCTTTCGGGCCAATCTCCCGCATCCCGCTTTTGTAGATCAGGCGATTGGCACCCACGGGCAGGGCTGCATCCAGGATATGCTGGAAGTGCTGCTGATAGTCCAGTTCATACAGATTGCCTTGCACAGTTCCGTTGGCCGCGCCGGTCAGCTCCACCGCATAGGCAAGAATCCTGTCATGGGTCTATTCACCGCAAAATTTCCATGTATTGTAGGCTTGGGTATCTTTGAGCAGCACATCCCGTTCCCGGAAGCAGAATGTTCCAGAAGGCCGGGACAGCCACAACAGCAGCTTATCTTCCGGCTGGTCGCTGCGGGCGACCTCCCGCAGCATCTTAATGTCAAAGGCAAAATCGCTCTGATAGTATGCGGTGTTCTGGTGCATGATGGCTTCCAGCGCAGCGATCACGTCCATATTTTCAAATTTTTGCACGGCTTATACCTCCAATTCCTTTGCCTTTTCCCGTGGCTGTGTTTGCTTGCTCTGCTCCTTTTTTGCGGCATCCAGCTGTGCCCGGATGGACGGCTTTTTCGTTTTTGCGGCGCGGGACTTCTTGGCTTTTGGTGCCTTTTCCTCGGCCTTGACTGCGGCGGCAAGGTCCGTCAGAGAAATTTGTTCTCCGGCTTTTGCTTTTGCCTCCAATTCGCCCAGAGAGGGCGCATTGTTCAACACACCATCAATCATATTTTCGTTTTGTTCCGTGGAAAGTTCTGCGGTGCGCAGCGGGTTTTCCCGCAAGAACTCCGGCACCTGCTGGAAGCCCACACTGTCGCAGTAGTGGGCGGTGTCCTGCCCATTCTGGTGCAGCACCACCACATCCGAAACAGACAGTGAGTGTCCCTTGAAATCTGCCGGATAGTCCACATTGAATGTGCGGTAGATGTCCTCCAACGTGGTGCCAGCAGTCAGCGGCGCGGCGTATACTTCCGTATAGTTGGCCTTGTCCACGGTCAAACCGGCAGCCTGCAGGCGGTCGTAGGGCTCAAAACGATAATCACGGGTGGAATCTTCATTGCGCAGCTGGTAGATGGAAAAGCTGTCCTGCTGCGGTGCTTCAAAGCCTGCCGCTGCGTATTCCTCTACGGTCATTCCGGCAGCAGCCGCTTCCTGCGCGATCTCGGCCTGCACCTGTGCCTTGTAATCCTGCAAGCTCTGGTCAAAGTCGGCCAGCTTGGGCGGTTCCGGCAAGTCATACTGGCCTTGGTTGAGCAGCGGGCGGCAGTCCTGCACATAGGCCACAACAGCGTTGTAATAGGCCGCCTGTTCCGGCGAAATGTTCTGCCCCTCCTGCAAAGCGGTGGCGGCGGTCTGCTCCATAGCGGAAAGATTGCAATGCTGTTTGAGGTACGGGATAAACTCGGTCAGCACCATTTCACGCTCTGCCTTGTCCTGCTCCCATGCTTCCGGGCCTTTGTTATGCAGAACAAAATTCTTCCAATTTTCATCTTTAGTGTAGTATTCGTGGTAGTTCTGGATATGCTGAACCAAAGAGCCCTCTCCGTCACCAAAATCCTGCCGCCCCTCGTAGTTATCCGGCTGGCCGTTCATAGTAAAGTCAATGCGGAAAGCTGTTTTGTCGTACCAGCCGCCCGTGTAGCCGTCCTTTTCCCGGTCAGTGTGCTGGGCAGCGTCCAATTCTTCAAAAACACGATTTGCCACGGACAGCGGCATAGTTTCGCCGTCCTGCAGCTTGTCGCTTTCGCTCCACAGAATCGTGACCGTAGGCTCTGCGGATAAATCTGTCGCAGCGGCTTTTTCTGCTTCCGGTGCAGAAAGTTCATTTGCTTTTTCCGCCGCCTCTTGGAACGCCGCCAGCTTATCGCCCAACAGAACTTCCGCCACTGCGGCTGTCTGCCCCAGCAGATTAAGTGCTTCCTGCCCGGCATCCGGCAGGGTCAGACCGGGCGCGTCCAGCTGCCCACCGTCCAGAGCCGTGTGGTCCGGGCCATACAGAGTGTAGTCATAGCCAGAATCGCAGGTCTGGATGAACAGCGTATTGCCATTATCCAGTGCAAATGCGGCCTCCTGTGCAGCGGAAAGGTCTGCTTCCCGCTGCTGGCGAAGTTCTGCCAGATGTTCGTCCAGCGCAGAGATCAGCTCATGGGCCGCGCTGCGGATAATTTCCAGAGAGGCTTTCAGTTCGGCCAGTTCCCGGCCCGAACTCCACCCGGCCACATAGCCAAAGGAATACTCGGACGTGTCCAGCCCGTAATGCTGGCAGACGGCATAGGCCACGCTTTCGGCCTGCACCTCGCGGGTGCGGCTGTCCGGGCGGTTGGCCTGTTCCGGGTCGTCTGGGTCGATGGCGTGCAACTTAGCATGGGCAATCTCATGGATGGCTGTCTTGATGGTTTGCAGCTGGCTCATGCCCTCTTGGATGGCAATGCGGTTGTCGAGCAGATGAAAGTAGCCGTGCGCCCCGCCCTCGATGTCCTCAAACCCGATGGGCACCGGGGATGACTGCTCCAACGCCTTGAAAAAATCTTGGTAGTCCTGCACACTGCCGGACAGTTCATTCACGGCAATGGTCGGCAGAGGTTCGCCCTCGGTCTGGCTGACATCGAACACGGACACCACCTTGAAAGCCGGAATCTGCACCGTCTTTTCTTCCGTCAGTGGCTTGCCGTCCTTGTCCAGAATCGGCTTGCCCTGTTCGTCCAGCTTTTCCATCTTCTGCTTCACCTTATACGGCGCAGGGGCAAGGATTTTGATGCCTTTTTCGCCTTTCTTCACGGTGCGGTGGAACGTGTCTTTCCACTTGTTGAAGCCGGCCACCAGCTGCCCGCCCTGCATGGCGATCAGCAAGGTGTTGTTGAAGCTGTAATTGTGGAATTTTGCCATCGTGGTGAGGTAGGCTTTGTAGCGGTCACTGTCGAACAACTGCTGAATGCCCGTTTCCAGCCGGTCCGTGATTTCTTTCATCCGTTCTGCGCTGTCCTTGCCGTTCAGGATAATGGGAATAACTTTCTGCTCCATGATATAAACTCCTTTATTTTGCTATCCTACGGATAAAGAGAGCCGGTTATGGCAAAATGAATGCTTCACCTTGAGCATTGCTGCCGGGGTTAACTTTGAGATTGTGTTTCGTGAGCCAACGCTTATAGCCAATGCAGCCCGGAAACAGGAGCGGTTCAATGCTGCAAATACTGAGTTGCAGCAAATGCGGGAAGCTGGTACAATAAAGGCGAAAGGTCGGCTCATTGAATCCCCGTCTGCTCCAAATGAGATAAATTTTGCAAGCGACCACGTCTTGCAGCGCTGGGCTGAACGCGGTATGGGGCCAATGGATGCCGAACGCATCATCCGTTCCTCTAAGGTCGCAATGTCCCAGCGAAACGGTACACAGACCTGTTATTACTCTGAGCTGGGCTTTGTCGCCATCGGACAAGATGGCAATGTATCCAGCATCGGCCCGCTGGATGAGGGCGGAAAGAAATTGATGGAGGTGGTCAAAAAGCATGGAATTCCGCATTCGTGATGATGTGAAGCTTGAAGAATGGTTTTGTCCCATTTACAACCGAAAAATCGACTGCGGCTTGTGCTTCGACATTTCCAACATCGGCGATGATATTCTTTGCCTGAAGGGCGACGATAAGCCGCCTTGCAGCTGGGATGAAGCCCACAAAAGCTGCCTCAAGTGTCAGCACTATGCTGACTGGGACTAACAACCAAATACCGCGAGCGTCTTTGCCCATCCGGGCAGGGGCGCTTTTTTCATGCCGTTTTCGCTCATATTGGTCAGAGCAGCTGCCTCGCAAGCAGCGGGCCGCCGGTTCGATTCCGGCAGACGGCACCATCGCGGCGGGCAGCGCGTACCCTGCCCAGTAACATGCGGAAGGCGAACCGCGTCAACAAACCGTAGTTTCACCCAAAGAAAGGGGTTTACTTATGAAGCGTGAAGACGTAAAGGCAAAGATTCCCGGCATCACCGACGAACAGCTCAACTGGCTGATGAGCGAAAACGGCGCAGACATCAACCGCGAGAAGACCGCCGCCGAGCAGTTCAAGACCCAGCTGGGAAGCGCTCAGGCACAGCTCAAGACCGCGCAGGACGGCCTGAAAGCCTTTGAGGGCAAGAAGTCCCCGGAGGAGTATGAGGCCGAGCTGACCAAGCTCCGGGGCGATATGCAGGCGCAGGCAGACGGCTTCGCCTTCGACTCTGCCCTGAACACCGCCATCATGGGCAAAAAGGGCCGCAGCGTCAAGGCTGTCCGCGCCCTGCTGAACATGGAGGCCCTCAAATCCTCCAAAGACCGCACCGCCGACATCGACAAGGCGCTGGAAGAGGCCGCGAAGGCCAACCCCTGGGCTTTCGGCGAGGCCGCAGAGGGCGGCGTCCGCGTTTCCAGCGGTGCAGAACACGGCACTCCGCCCACCGGCGACACTGATGCTGTCACCGCAGCATTCAAGGCAATGAACCCCGGCATCAAGATCGACTGATAGAAAGGAAACATTATGGCACACGAAGCACAGGTTCGTTATTCCAAGCTGGTTGACCTCAAGCTCCGGGCGACGCTGGTCAAGAAGGTCGGCGTCATCTGCAACAGCCGCTATGAGGGCAGCCCCAAGGCCGGTTCCGTCAAAGTCCCCGTCCGTGACACTGAAGTCGCTGTGAACGACTACAACAAGCAGACCGGCGCAGAGCTGACCGGCGGCGACACCACCTATCTCACCGTCAACATCGACAAGGACAAGGCCGTCAATGAGATCATCGACGGCTTCGACGCCGTCAGTGTTCCCGATGATCTGGTGGCCGACCGTCTGGACAGTGCCGGTTATTCTCTGGCGCTGCAGGTGGATTCCGACGGCTCTGTGGAGCTGACCACCGCAGGCACGGCCTTCGGCACCACCACCGCCCTGACCGAGAAGACCATCTATGGCAACGTCGTGGACGCCCGCACCAAGCTCTCCACCGTCCATGTCCCCACCGAGGGCCGCTGGCTGCTGGTCTCCCCCGAAATCTATGGTCTGCTGCTGAAGAGTCCCGAGTTCATCAAGGCATCTGACCTTGGCGATGCTGTCGTCCAGACCGGCGCTGTGGGCAGAATCGCAGGCTTTACCGTCTTCGAGGATTCTACCCTCGGCGAGAACGTGGAGTACATTGCCGGTCATCCCAACTGGTTTGCATTCATCGACGAGTGGGCTGTTCCCGTCCATGTGCAGGACCTCAATGGTTCCAGCAAGTACATCGGCGCGTCCGCAGTCAAAGGCCGCAAGGTCTACGCCTTCAAAGTCACCAAGCCCCAGACCATCCTCATCAAGAAGAAGGCGTGACCGAACCTCTCAGTCTGCCTGCGGCAGCCAGCTCCCCTGACAGGGGAGCCTGAAAGGAGCTGATTTTTTTGAATTACTGCACCTATGACCAGTATGCAGCCGCCGGCGGCACGCTGGACGAAGCTGCCTTTGCCCCTCTGGCCGCACGGGCGTCCTGGCTCATCGACCGGATGACCTTTGGCCGGGCAGAGCGTCACGCAGCCGTGTGCGAAGGCTGTGCAGAGGCGCTGGCGGATGCCTGCATCCAGATCATCGACGCAGCGAACGCCGTGCAGAGCGCCTGCACGCCGCCCGGCGCGTCCAGCGTCTCCAACGATGGCGTGTCCATGACCTTCACCTCCGGCGCACTGGCCGCACGGCTGGTGGCAGAGGCGGCGTACATCCTCGCCAACACACTGGGCAGCGACCCGCACAATCTGCTGTATCGGGGGTGTTTCTGATGCAGACGCCCGTCACCGTCGTCATGCTGCTGCATGACATTGCCACCGAAACAGACCGGCCGGTCTGCAAGGTGCTCACGGGGTGCAGCTGGCGGGAGACGCGCCGCACCTCGTCCTCCGGCGACCCCCAGAGGGTGGTGCATATCCGCCTCCCGCCTGCGCCGGGCTATCTGCCCTATCCCCAGTGGGCGCGCCTGACACCGGCAGAGAAAGCCGCACACTGGACGCTCAAGCGGGGCAGCAAGCTCCTCTGCGGCGCTGTCCGCAGCCTGACCGAGGCCGAATATGCCGCCCTCGAAAAAACGCACATCTGCTGTACGGTGGCGGATGTCTCGGACAACCGGGGCGTCCCGCTGCCGCATTTTCATGTGGAAGGGAGCTGATGGCATGAGCAAACCCATTTTTGACCAGCCCTACGGCCTGAAATATCAGGTGGACGGCATCAGGATGGAGCTGAGCTGGCGTCCCGACTTCGGCGCAGAAAAGACCGCTGCCCTGCAAAAGGCCCAGTTCGCCCTTGCGCAGGAGGCCGCGCGGCTCATTGACAGCTACGTCCCCTTCGACACCGGCCAGCTGAAAAACAGCGTTCAGACCGCTTCCAAGTACGAAGAGGGACTGCTGGTCTACAATACCCCTTATGCCCGCAAGCAGTATTATCTGCACCCCGAGGGCGAAGCACTGCACGGAGACACCGGTCTGCGCGGCTCCTACTGGGGCCAGCGGGCACTTGCCGATGTGGGTGAACATCTGGCCCTCTTCGGGGCCAAGGCCGTCACGACTTTCTGGGGAGGGATGGGACACTTATGAGCGAGAAAGCCACCATCACTGCCATGCGGGAGTGGCTCAAGACCTGTCCCCTCATCGCCGAGGAGCAGAGCGAAAACGGCGCGGCCTTCCGCATTTCCGACCTCTCGCCGGAGCCTGTGGCCGAGTTTTCCATCGAGGACAGCCCCACCGACCCGGTGACGGCTGTTTTCTTTTCCGGCCGCAACCTCGCCAAGAGCTACATCTTCGTCAGCCGCCGCGACTACAGCGAGGCCCAGAGCGTCCAGATCGCGGGCAGCGGCTTTTTTGAGCAGCTGACCGAATGGGTGCTGGCCCAGAACGACCGGCATCATCTGCCCCGGCTGGATGGCCGCAAGGAAGCGCTGCGCGTTTCGGTGACGTCCAGCGGCTACATCGTCGTCGCCGAGTCGGGCAGCTGTAAGATGCAGATG